TTCATTTTCTAAAGTTATTTCCCAGTCTTTATCGGCTATATCATCTAATTTTCGTATCTTAACTATTTTAACTACCATTGGTATCCTTATTAATTTTCTTAATATACTGCAAGGTTTCTCTTCCTCTTCTCTCTCCTTCTGATTCTTCTTCTTTCCTCTCTTTAAATTTAATTTCTCCTGCTATAGCACTATAAGCCGCCATATCAATGTAGGTATCCTTACTAACTGCACCCAGTTTAGTACGAGCTATTTTTAATAACGACATCATAATTGCCACATCATGGGCTTTTATTTCTACATCTAAATATGCTGACCATAGCTTAGATATGTTAGTATGGTTATCAACTTTATCCCCATAATCTTTTTGTCTATCCACTGCAGATAAACCTATTGCTTGTTCTAAACATTCCTTTGTAATCATTTTCTTCTCCCTCTATTCCATCTCCTATGCCAAGCCCAGTTACTAAGCTTACCCCCATAACGTTCACATAAATAATAAAAATAATCTATCATTTCTTATCCTTTTTAAACTTACGACCTACCACAAACACAATACTATTAATTATTGTATTAATAGTCACCATACCCAAAATCCACCATTGCCAAAATTCTACTGTCATATTTTTATTAAATCTGTTATAGGAACTAAGTACCCTTTAGAACTTCTATTATCTCCACCTAACATAACATTGTAGTTATTGTCTACCTTTTTTTTCAATCTTGATAAAGGAATTTCAATAGAAAATAAATGTCTATCTCCCTTACTTACAATTTTAAATATCCAAACACCCGCTTTACTAGTAGATATACCACTAGGCTTGCCTCTAGATTCAAATTCAACAAACACATTTCCTGTTTTATGAGCCAATCTATCTGTTTTTAACTCATAGTCCATTCTAGATTTCATTACTAGTCTCTCGTGCTTCTTTCCATAAGATAAATCTTTTCTAAAATTAGTTATAGAAAAATCATGGGTTTTTAATTTTTTAACTGTAGTAGCTTTATTTTCTGTTATTGTACTCAATTTAATTTTCCTATTTTTACTTGTTCTATGTTATCAGATATCATATCACTGGTAACATTATCCCCCTTTTCTTCTAATTCAACCATCCTATCCATTACAGCTAACTGACCTTTCTGTACTAGCCCCTCTAAATCTGTGTCTAGAGTTTCCATAATGCCTTTTAAAACGAAAAAAGCTGAAGGTATAGGCTCTTTAGGGTCAGTTGTGTCGTATGCTGTTGCATCAAACCCTTGTCCATTGTCTATAGGTCGTAGTACAAGGTAGTATCTATTAGGTAGCAAAGACATTTTTTCTGTCTCCATTGCTAACTTATTTTTTGTGTTTATATCAGCCATTCTTTAGGTATCCTTTTTTCTGCCCATAGTATTTTATTTTTATCACACCATACACCATAGGTTGTTTTACTTGATTTGTTAAGTTTATTATTAGCATTTACAAATAAAAATCTAATATCAATATTAGGATTTTGTTCTCTAACAAGTAAATGTTTTTTTCTGTCTGCGGAATCAAAAAATCCTTTTGTTTCTATAAATATATCTTGTTTGGAAAGGTAAAAATCTGGGGTGTATCTTTTAATTCTTGGTTGGTATTCAACATATGATTTCTCATACTCGTATTTAATATTGCTTTTAATCAACCAATGGGCAAACCCCCTTTCAAATTCAGACCTAAATCCTTTTCTCAAAGTCATATAAGAGTTTTCATTTTAAATTTATTGGTTTTATCTATATTACTAGAAAATATATCACCTAAAATTGGTGCGTGTTTTTCCATTTCAGTTATAGCTTCATTAATTTCTATTGTATTTAAGATAGCTAATTTTCCTTGTTTTATTCGTATATGTAGTGCATTAAAATAGTTGTGTATCATTCGTGATTTTCTAGCTATGTTATCTTCTCTAAAATATCCATCTTTACCTATTGTTTCTCTCGTTATTAAAGGGTGACAATTTTCTGCACTTCGCATAAATTCTCTCATTTCACCACCACCTTCATGTAATTGATTCTCGTTGTATACCCAAATTGCTTCTTTATTAGTTAGTATATCATCTTTACGAAAGGGACTTGATAACCATAATACATTCATATATTTTTTACCTCAGTATTTTTTAATTTATTGTACCAAACTAGGGGTTTAGATTTAGCTTTAGATGTAACTTTCTCATGTAGTACTGCTTTCGGCCAACAATGTGCCCTAAATTCACAGTATCCACAAGTAGTTTCTAAAGTAGTATTTCCAGTAGGTAATCTTATACCTTTTTGCTTACCAGATTTAGGTATATAAGTTTCTTCTATATCCGTAAACAACTTTTCAAATTTTTGGTTAGAAGTTAATGCTTTAATTGTTTCATTAGCTTGTTCTAACATATCTTTTCTATCTTCTTCTTGGTCTTCTGGTGCTTCACAAACAGCAAATTCACCAGTAACTTTATTAATAGCTATCCAACCACCAAAAGGTGAGTTATCGGCTTCACTATACATATGTCCTTGCATGATGTACCCAAAAGAATCATTTTCTTTTATTTTATGGTAGCTACCCCATTCTCCAAACTTACTATTAAAACTTGCAGGACTTGCAGATTTTATATCCCAAACTCTTCCATTTATTTTAACATCATAGGTGCCTTTTAATTCTATACCACCTATTTTTAAGGACACTGGCTCTTGTAACTTTTCTATTTCAATTCCCGCCCCTTTCATAACTGCTATAGCAACCGCTTCAAGCAAATCACCCATTAAAAACTTTATTATTGTATTGTATTGAAATTCTTTTTTAATACCTTTTTTATCTAATTGCTGTTGGCATAGAGGTTTTCCTAAACCAGACATACGAATACGCCAATCCATCTGTCGATTAAATTGTTTTTCTAATGCGTTACCACAAGATTCTTTAAATTCCTTTATAACTTCGGGGGATAGTGGTTTAGACTTTCCCCCGATTGCGTCATAGAGAAAGTTCTCTATTAGAGTAGATAGCATACTGTTATTCGTCTAACTCGATAGCTAGGGAGTGGTCGCCATTCTTAGTTTGTTGTTTAACAGCAATTCTATGCTTCTCCATTACGCCTTCATTTACAGACTTTGTTACAGCCGCAAATTCTTTTAGTAAAACAGTGTCTTGTTCAGACATTGCTACTGATTCTCCAATCTTAATATCCATAGAAAAAAATGTGTTTCCACCAGATTTTTGCTTTTTAGTAGATAATAAAAGATTGTTTCTTATCATTGGTTTCTTTTGAGTAGCTAAAGACTTGAGTGTAGTACTCATAGGTATGTAATTAACACCTTTAGCATAAAGAACACAAGGAATTTGTTTTAAGCTAACATCTTTCCCATCAGCTTTTTTACCCTCCATGTCAGCAACACCATACATAACTTGGTTACATTTTATAGAGCTTTGAATTACTCTTTGAGGGTCACCATCAGCTAAAGTTTCTAGTTCTTCTCTAGATAGTTTTCCACATTTGTATGTACCATGAGAGTCTGGAAATTGGTCACCTAGTGATGGTCTTTGAACACTTGATGTAAAGACCTCTTCACTATTATCCCAATAGCTGTAAGCAAACATTCTAATAAAAGGTCTAAAAGTAGTAGATTTAGAATATACTGCATCACCATCAACCTTTAAAGTAAATTGCCCTCTTGGCAAAGGATTGTCGTTTTCATCCTCTGTTTGGTAGTTAATAGATAGTCTTGATAGCACTGACCCTTCTTGGTTACTGTTATCCAACTGTCCTGTTAGTTTCATTAATTCTGTATCACTTAAACTACTTATATCAGTAGGTATAGCGATAGCGTTTACATTATTTTCAATCATCTGAGTTATATATCTCCTTCATATTAAGCCAATCATTACCAATTTTTAATTCAATTCCTACTGGCATTGTATATTTAAAGCCATATCGTTTATAACATTCATCAGATATAGACAACATAGCCTCCTTTAAAGTTTCGATAGCTTTTTCGTCTTCATTTGGATACACATCCAAAACGATACTATCATGTACTGTGTTACATACAATAGACTTCAACTTACGATTTGTCAATAGCTTATTTAAATTAATTAATGCAAGTGGTAATAAATCTGCTGTAGCAAACCCTTGTACAGGATAGTTCTTAATAGAAGTAGAATTTGTAACACCTCCACCTCTTAATCTTTCAACATTAGCAAAAAAATATTGTCTCCCACTAGGTAATTTTATCTTACTTGTCATTAATGCTTCATTTTGTAACTCTCTGTGCCACCTAGTAATACCCGAATATTTATTCTTAAAAGCCCTATAGTATTGCATCTGTTTGGGGGTACCTAGTATACCTCCATATAGCGGTTTAAAGGTGTCAGCTTTAGCTTTCTGTCGTGACACTCCTAATATCTTTGCAGTGTAGTTATGAACATCAACTTTATTTTTTATGTCCTCTAAAACTTGCTCATCTTGGGCTAAAAATCCTGCAACTCTAAACTCAAGCTGTGAGTAATCTCCTTCCATTATCTTTCCACCCTCCCATCTAGATGTAACACATTCTCTAACGGGAAAAGTATTACCTCTAGGCATGTTTTGGAAGTTTGGATTACGAGAAGATAGTCTGCCAGTACTTGTAACACATTGCATAAATTGAGGATGTACCTTACCATCTTTTTGAATTGCTTTTAACATACCTTCAACAAAAGTTCTTAGGTAAGTTCTTATAGCAGAGTATCTTACATATCTTTTTAAAAATTCATGCTCTACACCTTTTGTTGTTGATAGATGGTTTTCTAAAACAACTTTGTCAGTTTTAAATCCCATAGAAGAGCAATCAATAACATTTCTAGGTTTTAGCTTTAATCCTGCTCTTTCATCTTTATTTTTAAATAGTAAACCTTTTGTATCACAAGTTTTACAGTTTCTTTTTAAGTGACTAGGTGTACCATCTTTTTTCATGTAAGTATATTTTCCAGTACCTTGACAATTATGACATATAGTTCCGTGTGTTTTAAACTCTGCTCTTGCTAAAGAATTTATTTCTGCATAAAAATCTTTTATAGTAGAAAAATTAGTTCTTCTTTTAGGTTTTCTTGTATTTCCTCTATCCTCATACCCTATATTAAATCTTCTAGCCCATAACTTTTTGTCAACTACTTTCATAGAGTAAAAAAGTCTAGACCTATCCTCTGGTGAATCTAAATTAATAGGTGTATCTCCCATAAATACTCTTATTTTTTCGTTTAAATACTTTTGTAAATCAACTAATTCTTTTTCAAACTTAACTTTTATATTATTTAAAGCATCTACATTAATATGTAACCCATTCATTTCAACATCAGCTAGAACTTTTGTCAGTTCCATTGACATTTTTAATGTAGGTACCATACTATTTGTCATATAAATCTCCCCATGTTATTTTTAATTTACTTAACTGTGCATTAGCCAACTGATAAGTACTTTCAACATCTCCTCTACCATACTCATCTACAATACTCCAAGGAATTTTTTCATAAGATATATTATTTTTCATAAATGGCTCAATTAAATCAGTTTTTTTCTGTGCTACACCTTTTCTTTTACAGCAATCCTCTAACGAAAATCCCCATTTGACACCTCTTGCCGATATATATTCCATAACCATAGTATCATGTAGCTTTTTGTCATAAGTAAACCCACATTGTACTAACCAACTAAAATCAAATTTTATGTTATGTCCTATAAGAACATCAGTTTTATCTAAAACTTTTTGTAAAATCTTTTGTGCATTAGGTGTTGGTGGTTCATCCCTATGATAAAAACATAGGTACTCAACTGGATTGTCATCTATTTTATATCCTACAGAAACTAAATTGTTTCCGTTGAAAGGACTTGATGATTTCTTATTATCTTCGTCAACATCATAAGATGTTTCTACATCAACTGTCGTTATCACTCTCAAAAACCCCCCTTTGTATACTTATTCTTGCATGTCTTGAACCATGCCAACCATTTAATTTATTTTTACTTACTGTTATGCAACGATAAGGGTCTGATAAATCATTATTGTCAGCACCTCTACCTATACCTAAAATTAAATCTGCCTCACCCGCCTTACCCGTTCTAGAGTTATCTAACATAGAGTAATCTATTATTGATTTACCTTCTGCTTCATAACTTGCTTGGGATACAGCCCACATTAAACACTCATGTCTTTTTGCTATTTCTCTTGCTCTAACATAAATATCTTTTAGCTTTTCATCTGTTCTATTGTAATTTCCCGTTATATGTACTTTATCTAATTGGTCTATAAACATTACATCGGGTTTGTAAATACGAGCATACTCATTTATTTCATCTATGTGTGTGCCTACACTATCAAAAACTGTTAAGAAAGGTTTTATTTTTGTCATGTATTCTTCCTTATAATTTTCTAAATTGTCAGCAATATGTTCTTTAGTTTGATTAAAATATGATTGTACTATTCGAAGTTTAATTCGTACTGCGGGTTCTTCATTAGCCCAGTATGTCACTTTCTTTCCTTGTTGTATGTAACCAGATGCATTAAAACTAGAAAATGTCGTCTTACCTATCTCTGGTCTAGCAAATAAAATAACAAAATGCCCTCGTTCTAAAGCGGGAACATTGTCAGCTATTGTCAGTAACCTATGCTTAAACTCTCCACTATTGCCATTTAATGTAAATAATTCTTCAATATCCTCCTCAACAACTTTGTAAGTATCACTACCCACCATGTTTTGTTCGTCTAACATCTCTACTAATCGTCTTAAACTGCTTATGTCTTTGTCAGCACCCGTATAAATGTCAACAGCTTTTTCTCCTATTTCTTTTGCTTGTTGTCTAGCCCAAAAGTTTTTTATTGCATCAAAATTTAGTTCCGATATGGAACTACTTTCTTCTAATTCATCTATCTTATCTACTATATTCTGCCTAGTAGCCTTTGGTACTGCGGGATATAGGTCAGCATACATGACCTTTAACTCTCTTAATGTCAGTATCTTTTCTGGATATTTTGTGTGTATTTTCTCTATTAGGGTATATACCATACCATATTCGTGATTAAACATGTCAACATCAATAAACCTACGAACTTTGTTGTAGTGTTCGTGGTTTAAGCAAATAGAGAGTATCTCAGTATGTATCATTCATCCACCCCCATGCTTTCTTATTTACTTTATCTACTAACTTTTTAATATCTTCATCTAACATTTCTTTTATGTCTTCTTCTAACAATAAAAACTTAACATTCATACTTAAAGCTAAATCATCAACTAATTTAACAGTTTTTTTACTCGCATCTTTGTCAAGTGCTACTCCTACCTTTTTATACTTCTTTAACACATCAATATGAGATTGCAATATGTTAGTTCCTAATAATGCTATTCCCGTGCAAAACTTTGATAGAGTTAGTGCAGATACCACATCCTCTACAATAATTGCGGTATCACTATTTCCGTGTACAAATGGATAACCAGAATTGCCATACCTATACCATTTAGGTTTTTTATCTTTGTACAAGGCTCTGCCAACTGCATCAACTAGCTTGTCATCTTTCTTAACTAAAAATACTGCTCTATGAGTGTGTCTATCATAACGAATAATGTCATAGTAATCTTGTAAATCATAGTGTGTAACATACTCTCTGTAATCTTTATTTTCTAATCCTTCTTCCCAATGATTTCTATAGTAGAATATTTCTGGTTCTTTTTCTTTTTCTACTTGTTGAAATAATCTTTTTGATAGGTCACTTCTTGCTCTACCTTTAATACTACAATCAGCATGAAAACAGTTATAAACTATTTGGTCACCGCTATTTAGTGCAGAGAAGGTCTTTTTATGAAAGCATATAGGACAATCTATTCTGACTGCCTCATTAACATTTAAATTTAAATTCTTTAAAAAACTTTGTAGCATACTCCCCTTTAGTTAGTGGGGTAGTTTAGGAACTCTTGATTACTTTGTGTAATTTCAAACACAATCCTATGGCACTACCCATGCCTTAATTTAGTTCTAGAACTCAAATGGGGTGTAATATATCCATTGTTATTGTCTTGTTTTCACCTATTGAACTAGACACTCTTATTTAAGTAAGTCGGCTCACTACCTCATAGATAATGGGGGTAATGGGTTGGGCTTACTTAACTTATTAAATACTGACCTCCCTTTTTAAAGTACTTACGGAACACTAGTCGGTGGCGGTTTTATCCACTTTCACAGTATCTAATAATCCTTTGTAAACTACCAAAAATATATGTCAAGTAATTTTTTATTTATTTTGTTGTTGACAGATTTGTTTTAATCTATAGAAAGGGGAAACCCCCCTCCGTGGTATACCATATCACTATTAGGGGTGATATATTAAATTAACAAGGGAGTAAACAATGACTAATCAAGAATTAATTAATGTTTTAAAAACTTGTAGGCAATCAGATAATGTAAGGTTTTATTTTTTAAAAGATAGTATTTTACATGGTTGTGTACATGAAACTATTTTAAATGTTGATGACCAAGTAGAAATTACAATTAAAAAAGATAATTCTGATGAAAATGGCGTAATCGAAAAAGTAAAAAAATGAATATATTC